CAGCTATTATGCATTACTTGCATGATAATAAAGATAAAATTAAAAAGAAATGATTGTAAAACTATTTGACATACAGAATGGTAAAGTAATTCCCACAGAACATTGCTATACCTTGAAGGCACTTAAGATGGTTATGGATAACTATCCTGATAACTATATCAAGATATATCAGTACTTATTTTATATGACATGTCCTAATCCAGATCTTAATCCATTTTTCTATACACCGGATTTAGATAAGGAGTCTTTAATTCTGGAACAAATAGATGCAGATTTTTCTACTGAAGATGAAGATATATACATAGCATTACAGTTTTGCCAGAGAATGTATGAAACACCTACATCCAGAGCATACAAAGGTATTGCATCCATGTTAGATAGATTAGGTAGATATATGGAAACTACACCTATCACACACGGGCGGGATGGTAATATTACAGCTTTAGTAAATGCTGCTAAGAACTATGAGGCAATTAGAGCATCATTTAAAGGTGCATATAAAGATCTACAGGAAGAACAATCTAGTAGAGTAAGAGGTGGTATTGGAATGGCATATGATCAGTAATGGAGATATTTGAAAACATACCAACCTATGACAATGGAACTTGGACTGTTACAGACTTTTCTTCAAGAGAAGACTTTGCTACATTTATAAGAGACATTTTTAAAGAACCTGGTAAATATAATTTTGATGAAACTAGCTTATTATTTAATTCTGAATCAAGAACCTTTAGAGGAAATGGATATTACTGCGACTCTCCATTTAAGTCCAAAGACTTCATCAATTACTGGGATGAACAAAAGCTTAGATGTAGAAGAGGAGTTATTTACAAGTCAGGAGAAAACACTTGGTATCTTACAAGAGATTACTATATGTGGCTCAATTTCTTACCAATATTTGATAAGGAACAACAAATCTTTGACTTTGCTAAAATCAGGGATGCCCAATATCACATGGCCCTCTATGAACTATTGGCAGAGCTCAACTATAAGCATGTAGCTATTCTTAAAAAAAGGCAGATAGCTTCTTCTTATTTTCACATGGCTAAGCTATTAAACCAGATTTGGTTTGAAGCTGGGGTTACTCTGAAAATAGGAGCAAGTCTTAAAGATTATATAAATGAGAAAGGCTCATGGAAGTTCTTAGATGAATATGCTGCTTTCTTAAATGAGCATACTGCATGGTATAGACCAATGACTCCACATAAAGTAATGATGTGGCAACAGAAGATTGAAGTAAGAAAAGGAGATAGAAAAAATGAAGTTGGTCTTAAAGGTACAATGCAAGGCATGTCATTTGAGAAAGATCCAACAAATGGTGTAGGGGGTCCAGTTAAATACTTCTTTCATGAAGAAGCTGGGATTGCACCTAAGATGGACCATACATATGAGTACATGAGACCAGCAATGAGATCTGGTTTACTTACTACAGGAGTATTTATAGCTGCAGGATCTGTGGGTGATTTATCACAATGTCTTCCACTTAAGGACATGATCTTAAATCCTACATCTAAAGATATCTATGCAGTGGAAACAGATCTAATAGATGAGAAAGGAACAACAGGTCTCTCAGGTTTGTTTATTCCTGAGCAATGGTCTATGCCTCCACACATAGATGATTATGGTAATTCACTTGTAGAAGATGCATTAGAAGCATTGGACAAACAGTTTAAACAGTGGAAGGAAGAACTTGCCCCAGAAGATTATCAGTTAAGAATCTCTCAGCATCCTAGAAATATTAGAGAGGCATTTGCCCACAGAACAGTATCTGTATTCCCACCACATCTTCTTGCTGCACAGGAAAGAAGAATAGAAGAAAAAGAATATGCTTATGAGTTCTTAGATATTTCTGCAGATGCAGAAGGAAAAGCTATAGTTACAAAAAGTAACAAAAGACCTATCATGGAATTCCCAGTTAATAAGAAAACAGAAGATAAAACTGGATGTCTAGTTGTTTGGGAAAGACCTATTGCAGATCCACAATTTGGACAGTATTATGCATCTATTGACCCTGTTGGTGAAGGAAAGACAACTACCTCAGAATCACTATGTTCCATATATATAATGAAAGCTCCAGTACAAGTAGCAAGACATACAGGTACTGAGATAGAGACATATATAGAACAAGATAAAATAGTAGCAGCTTGGTGTGGTAGATATGATGATATTAATCAAACACATAAACAATTAGAACTTATAATAGAGTGGTATAATGCTTGGGCACTAGTAGAAAATAATATCTCATTGTTTATACAGTACATGATCCAAAGAAGAAAGCAAAGGTATTTAGTTCCAAAAAGTCAGATTATGTTTCTAAAAGACTTAGGTTCTAACAACAATGTGTTTCAAGAATATGGATGGAAAAATACCGGTACATTATTTAAAGCACACTTACTAAGCTATGCTATAGAATATACTAAAGAAGAATTAGATCAAGAAGTAAAACCAGATGGTACTGTAGTAAAAACAGTTTATGGTATAGAAAGAATTCCTGATCCAATGTTAATCAAAGAGATGAGAGAATACTCAGAAGGTGTAAACGTGGATAGACTGGTTTCTTTTGCAGCATTGGTTGGGTTCATGAAAATACAACAATCTAACAGAGGTTATTTAAGAAGAGCAATAATGGATGATGCTGCTAAAAACTTGCAAAAGTCAGAAAATTTGTTTAAATTAAATAAGAGTCCGTTTAAACATATGGGGAATAAAATGATGAACAGTAGTGGAGGGTTTAAAAGATCTGCATTTAAAAATATTAAATAATAGGTTATGCAAGTATATAACGCATTACAACTTAAGAAAGGAGCTAAAACAGAACAGAATAGATTAGGTAGTATTACCCAACCATTACAGTTTTTACCTAAAAAAGATAAAACTGAAGAATGGGCTGCCTGGAACTTAGACTGGTTAGAATGGCAAGGATTAAAACAAATAAGAAGAAATGCTAGACGATTACTAAAAAACTATAAACTTGCAAAAGGAGTAATTGATAGATCTGACTATATTTTTGAAGAGGATAATGAGTATAAAGATATTATAGAGGTATTAACTAAAGAAGATGTATCAGCCCTTGAACTAAAGTTTTATCCTATTATACCCAATGTTGTTAATGTACTAGTAGCTGAATTTGCTAAAAGATCTACTAGACTTACCTATAGAGCCATTGATGATTTCTCTTACAATGAGATGCTTGAGCAAAAAAGAGGAATGGTTGAGCAAACTTTAATGGCAGATGCTGCAACTAAAATGTTAGCAGCTATGCTTGAACAAGGTTTAGATCCAAATTCAGAAGAAGCCACAAAACAACTACAGCCTGAAAACTTAAAAACTTTACCAGAGATTGAACAGTTTTTCAAAAAAGATTACCGTTCAATGGTAGAGCAGTGGGCAGAACATCAGCATAAAGTAGATGTAGAAAGATTCAGAATGGATGAACTTGAGGAAAGAGCATTTAGAGATATGCTTATTACTGATAGAGAGTTCTGGCATTTTCACATGATGGAAGATGACTATGATGTAGAATTATGGAATCCACTTTTAACATTCTATCACAAGTCTCCAGATGTTAGATATACCTCACAAGGAAACTGGGTAGGTAAAACAGATATGTACACTGTGTCAGATGTAATTGATAAATTTGGACACTTACTTACTACAGAACAACATGAGGCTTTAGAGTCTGTATATCCAATTAGATCTGCTGGATATAATATTGGGGGTCTACAAAATGATGGTTCATTCTATGATGGTACAAAAACACATGAATGGAATACTAATATGCCATCTCTTGCATATAGACAATACACATCTTTCATGTCTGGTAATGTATTAGATGGAGCAGATGTTGTTACTCAGATACTTTCTCAGGGTGAAGATTACTATGATCAAGGTACGGCATACTTACTTAGAGTAACTCAAGCATACTGGAAGTCACAAAGAAAAGTTGGACATCTTGTAAAGATCACAGAAGAAGGTGAAGTAAGTAATGATATAGTTACAGAAGACTATAAGATAACAGATAAACCAATATATGATACTAGACTCTTTAAAAATAAAACAAAAGATAATTTACTTTTTGGAGAGCATATAGATTGGATCTGGATTAATGAGGTATGGGGTGGAGTAAAAATAGGACCAAATGTACCTTCATTCTGGGGTATGAATAACCCAGGTGGATTCTCACCTATCTATATTGGTGTAAATAGAAACCACATTGGCCCACTTAAGTTTCAGTTTAAAGGAGATTCTAATTTATATGGATGTAAACTTCCTGTAGAAGGATCTGTATTCTCAGATAGAAATACTAAGTCTACTGCACTTATTGACTTAATGAAGCCATACCAGATTGGATATAACATTGTAAACAATCAGATTGCAGATATATTAATTGATGAGCTTGGTACAGTAATCATGCTTGATCAAAACTCTTTACCAAGACATTCATTAGGTGAAGATTGGGGTAAAGGTAATTATGCTAAAGCTTATGTAGCAATGAAGAATTTCCAGATTCTTCCTTTAGATACATCTATCACAAATACAGAGAATGCATTAAACTTCCAACACTTCCAAAAACTAGATCTAGAACAAACAAATAGATTAATGTCTAGGATAAATTTAGCTAACTACTTTAAACAACAAGCATATGAAGTAATTGGAGTTAACCCTCAAAGAATGGGGCAACAATTATCTCAATCAACTGCTACCGGAGTAGAACAGGCAATGCAAGCATCTTATGCTCAAACAGAAATATTCTTTATTCAGCATTGTGATTATCTAATGCCTAGGGTGCATCAGATGAGAACTGACTTAGCTCAATACTATCATTCTACTAAACCATCTGCTAGATTAACTTATATTACTTCTGCAGATGAGAAAGTAAACTTTGAAATTAACGGTACTGATCTTTTACTTAGAGATCTTAATATTGCTATTAGTACTAATGCAAACCATAGAGCTATTCTTGAGCAGTTAAAGCAAATGGCAATTCAAAATAATACTACAGGCGCATCTATTTTTGATCTAGGTAAAGTTGTTCAGTCAGACTCTATTGCTGCTCTTAATGTTGTTCTTAAGGACTCTGAACAAAAACAACAGCAGATGAAACAACAAGAAATGCAACAGCAACAGCAAATGCAACAAGAACAACTTCAAAAACAACAAGAGATTGAGCAAATGAAGATTGATTCTGTTGCTGCTGAAAATGAGAAAAACAGACAAAGAGATATCTTAGTTGCTGAAATTAGAGCTGCAGGTTATGGAGCTACGGGAGATGTTGATCAAAATCAAATGTCTGACTATAGAGATGCAATGAAAGAAATTAGAGAGACTGAACAGTATCAAGAACAAACTGGACTTCAAAGAGAAAAAGAAGTAAATAGAATGACTATTGAAAACCAGAAGAACCAGATAGAAAGAGAAAGACTTCAGACAGAAAGGGAAATTGCAGAGAAACAACTACAAATTGCACAGGAAAACAAAAACAAATATGATGGCAATCCAAAGAAAGAAAAATAACTTAGCTATATATTACAGTATTTTTTTCTAGAAGATTAAATTTTTGAAGTTTATTCTGTATATTAAAGTATAACATAAAACCAACAAGATGAGTGAAAACATTGAAAATCCTGATAATCAGGTAGAAGATTCTACAGCGGTAGGACAAGTGGATGTAAATATTGATGAAATCTTTGGAATGCCTGGGGCAGAAAGTGTAATGCTCCCAGCAGAAGAAGAGAAACCAAAATCTATGTTTTCTAAGGAAAGTGTAGATACATCGTTCTTTGACAAAAAAACTGACTCTGAAAAAAAAGATGAGGAAGATGTTAAGCCAGAAGAGATTGAAAGTACAATCAATGAGCTTAATGAACTTATCACACAGGAAGAAGATGCAGGTAATAAAGGAAGACCAAAAGTAGATAAATCAGGTTTGTATGATCTAGCTATTAAGATGATAGATGAAGGAACACTTATTCCTTTTGAAGATGATAAACCATTAGAAGAATACACAACAAAAGATTTCCGTGAACTATTTGAAGCAAATTTTCAAGAAAGAGAAGAACAAGTTAGAAGAGATACACCAAGAGAATTCTTTGAGGCATTGCCAGAAGAACTTCAAGTTGCAGCTAAATATGTTGCTGATGGTGGTACTGATCTTAAAGGACTGTTTAGAACTCTTGCTCATGTAGAAGAGATGAGACAACTTGATCCATCAGATGAATATGATCAAGCAGAAATTGCAAGACAGTATTTACATGCTACTCAATTTGGTACTCCTGAAGAGATTGAAGAAGAAATCCAAGACTGGAAAGATTTAAACAGACTTGAGCAAAAAGCAAATCAATTTAAACCTAAGCTTGATGCAATGCAAGCTGAAATTGTACAGCAACAACTTGAAGAACAAGAAGAAAGAAAACAATTACAAGCTGAGCAAGCCAAAGCATACCAGGAAAATGTATACAATACATTATCTGCAGGAGCTATTGGAGGAATTAAATTAGATAAAAAAATACAAAGCTTGTTGTTCTCCGGATTAGTTCAACCTAATTATCCATCTATTTCTGGTAAACCTACAAACTTACTTGGACACTTATTAGAGAAGTACCAGTTTGTAGAGCCAAGACATGACCTAATTGCTGAAGCACTTTGGTTATTGGCAGATCCAAATGGATATAAAAACAGAGTTAAAGAACAAGGTAGCAAGCAAGCAACTGAAAAAGTAGTTAAGCAATTAAAAACTGAACAGTCTAGAAGGTTAACATCATCTACAAATTCACAATATGATGAACAACCAAGAAGACCATCTGCTCCTTCACAACCTAAAAAATTAACAAAAAATAATCTATTTAAAAGATTTTAATTAAGTAACAAATAAAACAAATATAAAAAATGGCAACTCCAATTTTAAACAATGGTATATTCCTTCGGGATACCGCTTACAATGCAAGTTCCCATGTGGATTCTTACCACTTGGTAAACATGCTAAAAGATGCTGAACCTATGGATTTAGGTCCAGTTGACCTTTGGGCAATGTCTCAAAAGGTAGAAATGCCTCTTTACCAAATGTCAAGTTTTGGTGGGAAAAATGTAATTATGGTAGATAATGCTCGTGGAGAGTATAAGTGGCAGACTCCTGTCTCTACAGATCTTCCATACATTCTTGAGGATATTGAACCACTTAATACTTTCAAAGGTATTGATGGAACAACCTTTAGAATTAAATTAAGCCGCAGAGAGTTTGGACATGGTGATATCATCACTTATGACAAATATAATGGGGTTGAGATGTACATTACAGATGAAGATATTCTTCCATTAGGTGATGGTTATGTTTACACAGTTCAACTTGTGAATAATGACAACACTAAATTCTTGGATAACTCATACTTAAACAATGGAACTAGATTCTTTAGAAAAGGTTCTGCAAGAGGTGAGTATGGTGAAAGATTTTCTGACATCACTACAAGAACTGGTTTCCGTGAGTACTACAACTTTGTTGGTGGTGCTGAAGCTCACGTACATTATTCAGTTTCTTCAAGAGCAGATTTAATGATCAAAGGTGGTATGAATGCAGATGGTACAGTTCCTGTAACTGAGATCTGGAGAAACTTTGGTGCTACTAATGATCCTTCTATCACATCTTTAGAAGATATGGTAAAAGTTTTAGGTAAGGATAAAGTTAAAAAAGCATTTGATAATGGAGATCTTTCTAGAACTTTCTTAACTCAAATGGAAGCTGCTCACTTAACTAAAATTGCAAGTGACATTGAGACTTACTTAATGTGGGGACAAGGTGGTAGAGTTAAGCAAGATGGACCAGATGACATCAGACTTTCTACTGGACTTTGGCAACAGTTGAACAATGCGTTCAAAAGAGTATACAACAAAAATAACTTTACTCTTGACTTATTCCGTGGAGAAATCTATAACTTCTTCAATGGTAAGGTTGAGTTCCAAGGACCAGATCCA